CTAATAACTTTTTGGGTATGCAACAACATACTATGCAGAAGAAGGGTGTTTGGGGGATGGAAGGACGTAAGCAGTGGCTAACAGGAAGTGAGAACGCAAAGGCTTTCTTTGAAAACCAAGTTCGCTACGCTGAAAGTGCCTATCAATGGGGAGAGATGGCTAAGGCCGCAGTAGATGTGTCTACCGTTCTCCACGATCCTATGGTGATGAAAGATCATCCTAATGCTAGTAAATTAGCACAAGATTATCTTAATAATGCTATGGGTATTGAGCCTAGTAGAATGGGTAAGGCTGTTGATGCAGGGTTTAATGCTTTATTTGCTCCATTTGGGATCGGTCCTGGAATTCCCAAGGCAGCTATTGGTGTAGCCAAGCAAGTAGCTAATACCATGATGATGAGTTTATCTCCGACGTTCTTGGCGATCCAGATGATCCAACCTATGGCTGCACTTCCAGCAATGACCTTATACTTGCGTGGTAAGGGAGTACAATCATTTGGTGTTGGTGCTGTTACAAAAGCAATGGGAACATTGTATAAGCAGGTAAAGAATGAGCCTTTGAATGCCCTTGAAAAGGGTGCTATGGATTATGCTAAGGACAACCATGTTTATGCAACTGATATGGTTCAACATAGTACATCAACAACCAAAGATACTTCTTATTATGTAAATAAAGTGACACAAGCTCCACAAGCTCACGTCGAGACTGGTACTCGTGCTGCTGTGTTCCATGCTCTTGTGCATACCCTACATGATGGTGGTCTTGCTGTGAAAGATGGTTTGTACAAACAAGCTCATCGGTTTACCGACTTGGCTATGAACAACTACTCTCAGATGGAAAAGCCTGCTATCTATAATGCCCTCGGTCCATTTGGAAGTATGGCATATAACTTGAAGAGTTTTGGTCACAATGAGCTGAGTCGCTGGGCTCTCTATGCTCGTGAGATTCCTAACTCTGGTAATGCAGCTCCACTTCTTGCACAGATGGCATCCACAATTGCTTTTGCTGGTTTGATGGGTTTACCATTCTATTCTCAGTGGGAACAACTCTATGGTTTCATCACAAAGAAAATGGGTGAAGAGAAATCTTTGGCTCTTGATACTCTGAAGTTGTCAGAAACTGTTGGTAAGGAACTTGGTCCTAAAGGAGCGTATGCTCTGTCTAATGGTCTGTTCTCTATGGCTGGGGCAGATATTTCTTCTCGTGTTGGTCTTGGTGATGTACTTCCGTCTAGTGCTGCTGACGCCGCCTTTGCTGGCGGTGGTAAGTTGTTTGAGATGGCTAAGGCAACAGGACGTGCTGCTATCAGTCCATCTGAAGAGAACTTAAAAGCCGCTGCTCTTAACTTAGCTCCACCATTTTTACAAGGGACTATTAAAGATGAGTGGTATACAAAAGGTAATCTTGCTTATAGCACTGACCCGACTAAACTTAAAGCTACTGCTGAGCTAAACGACGTAGACCGTCTGTTAGGTAAGATTGGTGTCCTTGGTATTAACAAGTCAGTCCAACAGACTAAAAACTATGAAGCTAATCGTCTAGACATGGCTTTTAAAGAAGTCCGTGAAAAGGCTCTTAATAGTATGGCACAGGACATCTTGCGTGATCGGCCTATCTCACAAGATGCTATCAACAAGTATATCAAGAATGGTCAGGGTGATCCTAAAGCATTGGAAATGGCGTTGCAACAAAAAGGTATTGATCTTAATCGGTCACCACAAAATGCTGCTCTTATTCGTGACGCCGGTAGCTCTAGTATTACACGTCAACAATCACTGATGCGACGGACACAATAATGAATATCTCTGAAAATGGTATAAAGATTCTTATGTTACGCGAGGGCTCTAGAAATAAAGCCTACAAGGATACAAAAGGAATCCTGACAATTGGTGTAGGACATACTGGACCTGAAGTTAAAGCTGGTTTGGTATGGACTGACAAACAAGTTATGGATGCCTTTAAACAAGATATCCGTACCTCTGAGCTGGCTATTAATGTTTCTGTGTTGGTGTCGCTAACGCAAAACCAATATGATGCATTAGTTAGCTTTGTGTTTAACGTTGGTGTCAATGCCTTTAAGCGGTCTACGATGCTACGTTTCATTAACCTTAAACAGTTTACCAAAGCACAACAGGAGTTTGATAGGTGGCACATACCACCAGAGATAACTTCTAGACGTAACTCGGAACGTGATCAATTCGGATCGTAGAGACAAAAAAAAACCCCCTTGGATGATAAGTCCTTGGGGGTTTTCTTATTTGGGGATTCCACGTAAGGTGTTGATGACCGATCTCAAATCACATTAGATTCTCCTTATTTAGACCAGATGAAAATACATCGAATGATTAGTAAGTCAAGAACAAAACAGAAGCCTACGTCGTCACCATCCACTAGAGTACTCTTATCTGGGAACTCTACGCCAACCATCATCCCGTTGATGAGGTTTACGCCAATACTAAGACCCACAAGTTCCACCTCCGGTGAGTGAACACACATCCATAGTCTCGTCGTAGACAGTATCCTTATGTGCCAAAGCCTCTTTATAAGGCACTGCTGTCAGGGGTTGACCTCCCCGACTTCCATCGGGGTAGCAGGTAAAGCCACGTAAACGGGGGGCATACTTAGCAAGAATCTCTGTGAACCCTTTGACTGTACTCTCGTTGTTTGTAGATGAACCCCACTCAGGAAGATTAATAGTACTTGAAATACTCATGTCTACATAATCCTGGATTCCTGCCTGAAAAGCCAAACGGCGCTCATAATCTGTACTCAGGTCAAGGGCTGTTTCGATACCATCGGGGTCGGCATCGTACTTCTCGATAAGTGATTGGGCAGTGCCATCGACAACGTACTGATATTTCCATTTTGTTCCTTCCGTAAGGAAGCGACGCTTATATGCGACTGCAAACAGCGGTTCAATGCCAGTTGTTGTTCCAGCAAGGATGCCAATACTTCCTGTGGGAGCGATTGCACGATAGGCGACTGGGCGAGAGATAAAGAATCGGTCACAGTGTTCGTTAGCTGCTGCTTCAGACTCACTCCGATAGACTTGGAGCCATTTGTGTAGTTCATTTGTTACCTCGTATTTTTCTCCTCGTTGGAGGAGCCATTCGTGAATACCCATAAGTCCGAGACCAAGTCGTCGATTCTTTTCACGTACTTTATATACTTTTTCATAAGGTAGGTCGGCTCGGAGAGTTCCACAAACGAGGAACTTGCTAGCGAGTTGTACGACTGACTTGAACTCTTCCAAACTTTGAATATTGCCAAGATTGATTGAGCCAAGATTGCATACGTCAGAATCATCCTCGCTCGTAACTTCAGTACAGGCATTGCGAAGAGTCTCATTCTGTTTACTTCCAAAGTTAAAGGAGAAGCCTGGTTCACCCGTCATGAGTGCCTGACGGCAGTTCTCCATAAAAACAGGATTGGTCGCCAACTCGCTGTCGATGATCGACCCACCCAAACCTTTTGTATAACAACCCAAACTGGCGTCGTCGTAGTTGACGCTGATGTTGGTCATATCTAGTGGTGCTGGGTAGTTGAAGTCAATAGCTTTCTGTTCTCGTGTAAGATCATTCCAGTTCTTGATTTTTAAGAATGCTTCTACATCCTCATGTTGCCAGTTTAATGAGGCATAGATAGCACTTCGGCGGCTACCTCCCTGCATCACACCACGCCCCGCTTCATTGACCATCTGCATTAAAGGAAGTGGACCGCTAGCAGTACCACCTGTACGGCTGAGAGGGCGCCCCTTACCACGCAAGCGTGAATAATCAATACCAATACCACCACCAGTCATCAAACAAGAGATGGATCGTTGCATAACTGCTGCCCACTCTTCACGTGTATCTTCTTCAGCACGCAATAGAAAACAATTGTTGAAGTAGCTATGACCCCGGCCACTATACCAGATATATCGTCCTCCGGGGAAAAACTTCTGATCTTTAATATATTCTTCTAGTTGACGCAAATCCGCCTGACTCATAAGAGAACTCGCAGTTCCCCATCGTGAGCCACAGACATCCTCTACAATATCGTGAGAACGTTGTGCCCAGGTTTCTCCGGGAAATTTAGCGTACTTAGCATTGAAAATATTTTGTGCAAATGAATTTTTAAAATCTGTCATTAATTATTAGTCCGTTTCTTGTGTTCACAAGCCATACATAAATAGATGGCGGGGTATTTACGTAAGTTTTGGCGTTTCATCCATGAGTTGCATACTGGACACTTGTCGATCCGTTTCGGTTTCACTACCGG